TTGGGTACGCTGGTAGATGCTGGTCGCAGGTTTGCATCTATGGCTGACATGAAGGTTGGTGAGATGAGCGGTGAAACGCCCGTTGGCACCACTATGGCGATTATGGAGCGCGGCACTAAGGTTATGTCCGCTATTCATAAGCGGTTGCATTATTCGCAAAAGATGGAATTTAAACTTCTGTCTAAGATATTTTCGCAAGACTTACAGCCGTATCCATATATGGCGTCCAAAGAGTTTGGCCCTGAAGTAAAAGCGCAGGACTTTGATGAGCGCATTGATGTTTTGCCTGTTTCAGACCCGAACATCTTTTCTATGTCGCAGCGCATTGCTTTGGCGCAAAGCGAATTGCAGTTGGTGCAGTCTAATCCAGAGATACACGGCGGACCTATGGGTTTGTATCAGGCGTATCGCAAGATGTACGAGGCTTTGGGCGTTACGAACATAGACGCTATTTTGCCCCCACCGCCACCGCCACCCCCGCCTGCTAATGCTGCTAAAGAAAACCAGAATGCGCTTATGGGTATGCCATTACAGGCGTTTCCAGAGCAAGACCATCAGGCTCACATAGAGGCTCATATGGCGGTTATGTCTACACCTGCCATGCAGCTTAACCCTGCGTCTATCGTGGCCTTACAGGGCCACATACAGGAGCATATAGGGCTTATGGCTGAAAAGCAGGCACAGGCACAGGTTATGGAGAGAATACCGCCTGAAGTGCAGCAAAACCCAGAACAAATGCAAATGATGATGCAGCAAATTAAGCCACAGATTGACCAGATAGCTGCGGTTATGATTGCAGACATGGTTGAAAGTATGGCGCAAGCTGTAGAGCCACCACAGCAGTCTGATCCTTTGGTAGATATACGCAATCAGGAACTTCAGTTAAAAGCGGCTGATATGCAGCGCAAGTCTTCAGAGTTTGAAGCCAAACAAGAGTTAGAGCGTGAGAAGGAAAAGAATGACGTTCTGGTAAATCAACAGCGCATTGATGTTTCTGAAGCAGCTTTGGACGATAAGACCAGAATTGCAGAAGATAGGATACGGACGCAGCGTGAAATTGCGGTGATGAATGCAACAAAAGCCAATACAGGATAATATCGTAGATTTTCCTGAAATGACTGAAATAGATAGGCAGTTCTTGGAGTTGGAACGCCAAAAGATTTTGATTGCACAACAACGTAAGCAAATAGAAGATAGGAAATGATATGAGTTCATCTGTAAGAGAAAAAATGGCGCAAGTCATTAAAGAGGCAAAGCGTCCACCTGTAATTGTAGCAGAGGTGAAAAATGAAGCCACGCCGCCTATCGCGGAAAAACCTGCCAGCAAGCCCCAAGCGTCAGTTAAAAAGCAGGCCAAGAAAAAGACCAAGGCACCTAAAAAAGTATAGCAAAATAGCTAGACCCCAAAAGTTTATGGGAGTTTTGTAGATTTTTGCCTAAAATACTTGTATATCCCGAACATTTGCATACCATGTGTTCAGGGAGACAAGTATGGACGCTTTACATTTAGCAGAATATATGTTGAAGGAAATACGTGATCGTAATTCTAGGTTGAAAGACCGAATTGCGGACGGTTCGGCCTCATCTTGGGATGAGTATCGGTATCTGGTGGGCGAAATACGCGGAATGACCTACTGTGAGGATTTACTTAAAACCGCGATGAAAGGCGTAGAATTGGAAGATGAATAAAAAGTTGTATGTTCCAGACCATGTTTTAAAAGCTGCAAAGAAAGAAAAATTATCTAAACCAATAGAAAATGCGTTTAAAGACAATAACGCAGAAGCGGATAATAAAAACGTAGAAGACCCGTCTAACCTTGAGGCTTCTGCACTGGAAAGATTACCGCAGCCTACGGGTTATCGCGTTTTAATCATTCCGTATTATCCTAGCGCCAAAACAAAGGGCGGGTTGTATATTCCAGATCAAACTAGAGAGCGTGAATCATTTGCTACCGTATCTGCTTACGTGGTTAAGTTGGGTCCAGACGCTTACAAAGACGAACAAAAGTTCCCTAGTGGTCCCTATTGTCAGGAGAAAAGTTGGGTTCTTATAGGAAGATATGCTGGTAATAGGTTTAAAGTGGATGGTCTTGAGGTCAGAATCATAAATGACGATAATATTATATCCACAATACTTGACCCAACAGATATTTCGTATGTATAGAAGATTATGGAGTTCTAAATAATGTCTATGGTTGAAGAAAACATTAATAGCGAAGAGCTAGAAGGCACAACAGTCGAGTTTGAGGATGACAACGAAGAGTCTTCATCTGAATCTGTTTTCGTTGCTCCTGAAGAAACAGAAGAAACCCGAACAAAAGTTCGTAATAAGTCTAGTGGTGATGATGAGCTAGAAAGCTACAGCGAAAGCGTTCAAAAGCGTATCAATCAATTAACAGCAAAACGCAAAGCTGCGGCTGAAGAGGCCGAAGCCGCTGTTCAATACGCTCAACAGGTTCATCAAGAAAATCAGCAGATGAAAGCTAGGTTGCAACAGCTAGATCAGGGATACAGGTCTGAGTATGAAGGTCGCGTTGTATCTCAGGAACAGCAAGCCAAACGTGCGTTGACAGAAGCGCATGAAGCTGGAGACTATGAAAAGGTTGCAGAAGCGCAATCCGCATTGTCACAAGTTGCTATCGAAAAAGAACGTATTCGTCTTCAAACAGCCAAAGCTCAAAGGGACGAACAGCAAAGACAGGCTCAAGCTGAACAACAGCAGCAACAACAGCAGTACCAACAACAACAGCCGCAACGTCAGGCGGCTGACCCTAAGTTGGAAAAGTGGTTGTCTAAGAACGATTGGTTTGAAAAAGACAACGTTATGAAAGCTGCGGCTACAGCCATACACAATCAAATTGTCGGTGAGGAAGGGTTTGATCCCACTACTGACGAATATTATTCTGAAATAGACAAGCGTATCCGTAAGGAAATGCCACATAAGTTTCAGGTGAAGCAAAAAAACGCCCAAGTTGTTACACCTGCGTCTAGTAATGGACGGTCATTAAAATCTGGGCGGAAAAAGACGGTAGAACTAACGCCGGGGCAAGTCGCATTTGCCAATAAGATGCGGATACCTTTAGAACTTTACGCAAAAGAAGTTTTAAAAATTGAAAACAGGAGAGATTAATCATGGCAACTAGGTCAGCGCGTGATTCAGAATCACGGGAAAACGCAGAGCGTATTCAGCAATGGCGACCCGGTTCAGCCTTGGACGCACCAGAGCCGCCTATTGGCTTTAAACATAGATGGATTCGTGAATCTGTCTTGGAATACGATGATAAGACTAACGTTCATAAGAAACGGCAAGAGGGATGGGAACTTGTTCGCGCTGAAGAGTACCCAGATTATGTTGGCCCGGTAGTTGATGAAGGAAGAAACGCAGGCACCATTGGTGTTGGCGGTTTAGTTCTGGCCCGAATCCCTGAAGAACTCGTAGAGCAGCGGAACCGTCACTTTAATAATGTGGCGAAAAATCAAATGGACGCTGTTGACCGCGATTGGATGCGGGAAAACAACGCTCTTATGCCAAAAATGGCACCACAACGTAAAACCTCTGTGAGCTTTGGCTCAAAAGGTAAATAAGGAGATTAACGATGGCGAATCAAGACGCTGCATTCGGTCTTCGTCCAGTAAAGCGAATTGGGGGAACCCCGTTCACTGGTGGACAAAGCCGTTATCGTATCGCCGCAAACTACGGTACTTCAATCTTCCAAGGTGACATGGTAGCCCAAGTCACAGGTGGCGGTGTAGAAATACACGCCGATGGCGGAACAGTACCTATTGTTGGCGTGTTCAATGGTTGCAAATACACTGACCCAACTTCGGGTGAGCAAGTATTTAGCAATTACTATCCTGCAAGCACAAATGCTTCTGACATTATTGCGTTTATCATTGATGACCCTATGGTCGTTTTTGAAATTCAAGCTAATGCAGCATTTCCAATAGCTGACTTGCTTGGCAACTTTGACATTGTTTATACATCTGCTGGTAGTACCAAAAGTGGTATCGCAGGTTCTGAACTAGATGTTGCTACAGGAGCCACCACTGCTGGGTTGCCTCTGAAAGTAATCGACATTTCTGAAGACCCAGAAAATGACGATGTAAGCTCCGCTAATACTAACGTGTATTGCGTCATTCAAAACCATGTCTTCGGTGTCAAAGCCGCAGGTCTAGCGTAAGGAGCTAAACAATGGCAATTTCTCGTTCACAATTAGCTAAAGAGCTAGAGCCGGGGCTAAACGCACTCTTCGGAATGGAATATAACCGTTACGATGATGAGCATGCTGAAATCTTCGACACAGAATCGTCAGATCGTGCGTTCGAAGAAGAAGTTATGCTGTCAGGTTTTGGGAATGCTCCCACAAAAACCGAAGGTGCAGGAGTGTCGTTTGATGATGCTAACGAAGCGTACACCGCTCGTTACACCCATGAAACGGTTGCACTGGCATTCGCTCTGACTGAAGAAGCGATTGAAGACAATCTGTATGATCGTCTTGGCGCTCGTTACACAAAAGCTCTTGCCCGTTCTATGGCGCATTCAAAGCAAGTTAAAGCCGCTGCGGTTCTTAACAACGCTTTCAACGCGGCATTCACGGGCGGTGATGGTGTAGAACTTTGTTCGGCGGTTCACCCGTTGGCTCAAGGTGGTACATTCCGTAACGAACCGTCCACTGCTGCTGACCTCAATGAAACTTCGCTAGAAAATGCTCTTATCGACATTTCAGCGTTTGTTGATGAACGGAATATGATTATTGCTCTTCGTGGCACTAAGCTGATTATTCCACCGCAGCTTCAATTCATTGCGGATCGTTTGTTGGAATCGACCTTGCGTCCCGGCACTGCTGACAATGACATTAA